GCTGTGGCTCAGATTTCACCTAACACTACAGGCGTAGCTATCTTAGGTACGTCATTAGGCCTAGCTCAAATGGAACACATAGCAGATTTCTATAAGGTTATCATAGGGTTAGACCCCGATGCTATGACGAAGACGTTATCATACAAGAGAGAAGTAGAGGCGTGGACAGGTAAAACAGTTAAGGCATTGAGGCTTGACGACGATATAAAATATAAGTTAGACACAGATCAAGATAGATTAAAGGAGATGATAAATGATGGAACTCGCACTCATTAGGACTTTGATGAACAAAGAGTTCTACGATAACAACAAGGGTATACGATGTCCTGATGAGTTGTTCAGTAAAGATGTTCGTAAGATGAAGCAGACACTAGACTATGCTATGACTACGTATGACCGTAGCCTGACTGCATCAGAGCTAGAGGCTTTGTTCTTTGCTAACAATAGCACTATGACTACTGCTACCAAGCAAGTGTATAGTGATTTGTTTAAACGTGTAGCTCGTGAGCAACCTATGAACCAAGACATAGCTGATGAGGTATTATCTAAACTATTTCAACAGGTGTTAGGTAATCAGGTAGCTAACATAGGATTTGATTACGTCAATGGATCTCTTGATAGCCTTGAGCCTTTACGTAACTTAGTAAAGAAATATCAGGATGACTTCACACCTAACCTTAACATAGAGTTTGGTGATATAACTATTGATCATCTACTCAAGGCTAATGCTATACAGTCTCAATGGAAGTTTAATATACCTAGCCTATCACGACAGGTAGAAGGTATTAGTGGCGGTCACTTAGTTATCGTAGGTGCTAGACCTAATACAGGTAAGACAAGCTTTCATGCATCTCTGTTGGGTGCACCTAATGGCTTTGCATCTCAAGGTGCTAAGTGTTTGATATTGTGTAATGAGGAATCGTATGAACGTGTAGGTGCACGTTACCTCAGTGCCGCATCAAGCTTATCTATGGAGGAGGTCAAGGGTAACTATGCCTTAGCCGCCACACGTTACGAGCCAGTACGAGAGCAGATCAATCTGTATGACAGTACCGGTAAGGATATGGCGTGGGTAGAAGCTATCATCAAAGCCTATCGTCCTGACATTGTAGTGTTAGACATGGGAGATAAGTTTGCGGTTAAGAGTAGCGACAAGTCAGATGTGTATCTTAAGAATGCGGCTATCCATGCACGTAACATAGCGAAGCAATACAGTTGTGCTATCATATGGATGTCACAGTTGTCTGCCGCCGCAGAAGGTATGGTCAATCCTGATCAGTCTATGCTTGAGGGATCTAAGACAGGCAAGGCGGCTGAAGCTGACCTGATGGTGCTAATATCTAAGAACCCTGTACTAGCTGACACAGCAGAGGATGCTGATGATTCGCAAAGGTATTTAGTTATAGCTAAGAATAAGCTACAAGGAGGATGGCATGGTAAGATTACATGTACATTAGATGGAGCTAGGTCACAGTACTTAGCATAGAAAGGAGCAGACTATGGAATTAGTTCTTGATGTAGAGAACACAGTCACACACAGGGGTGGCAAGATGCACCTCGATCCTTTCGAGGCAAGCAATAAGTTAGTGCAGGTAGGTGTACAAGAAGTTGTATCAGGCAACCAAGCTATATATAACTTTGATCATACTGAAGCTAACGACTATGATGGTAGCCAAGCTAAAGCACTACAAGATTATTTAGATAGAACAACCCTACTAATCCTACACAATGGGCAACACGATATGCCTTGGCTATGGGAGAGTGGGTTCAAGTATGATGGTCTTATATATGACACCATGTTAGCTGAGTATGTGCTGATGAGAGGCAATCATATTGAGATGACATACACTGGAGCTTTCAAGAAGAAGTCACTGGCGTTAGGTGAGTGTGCGATAAGACGTAAGCTAGACTTTCAGAAGGATGACACACTAAAGAAATACTTTAAGGATGGTTACAACACCAACGAGATACCACTCAAGGAACTTACGTATTACTTACAGTGTGATCTATCTACTACTCGTGCTTTGTACTTAGACATTGAGTCAGACTATGCTCAACCTGATAGTGAATCATTACGTAACATAAGAGATATAACATTTAAGGTATGCTTGGCATTGTCTCGTATGTATTCATCAGGCATCAAGGTAGACTTGAAGGCATTGGATGAAGTTCGTAAGCAGTTCGAAGAAGAGAAGGCAGACATTGAAGGTAGGCTAGGCATCAAGGTACGTAACCTTATGGGTGACACACCTATCAATCTTAATAGTCCTGCTCAGATGTCGGAGGTTGTGTATAGTATGCGACCTAACAATAAGAAAGAATGGGTAGACCTATTCGATCACACTAAGACAGACAAAGAGTATAAGAGTGCAGTCAAAGCTAACACTACAATGATACGTAAGACGACAGCGTTTACTTGCCCTGAGTGTAAGGGCGAGGGTAGTGTGTACCGTATAAAGAAAGATGGTACTAAGTTTGCTAGGCCTAACAAGTGTAAGCCTTGCGAGGCTAGAGGCTACCAACTTAAGAAGACTAATCAGATGGCAGGGCTAGGGTTCATGCCTCCCTCAAAGAAATGGGTAAGTGCTAATGGCTTTAGTACAGGCAAGGACAACTTGGATACGTTGATGTCTACAGCTAGGGCTAATGGTATGGACAGTGCGGTTGACTTCTTAGGAGATCTTAAACGTCTATCCGCTATCAGTAGTTACCTGTCTAGCTTTGTTGAAGGTATATCTGTATTCACAAAAGAGGATGGGTTTCTACACGTAGGTCTAACGCAACACATCACCAGTACAGGCAGGTTCTCAGGGCGTAACCCTAACATGCAGAACATGCCTCGTGGTGGTACGTTCCCTGTTAAGAAGGTGTTCGTGTCTCGATGGGAGGGAGGCTACGTGATGGAGGCTGACTTCGCTCAGCTAGAGTTTCGTGTCGCCGCATTCTTATCTCAAGATACTACAGCCATGAAAGAGATAGACACAGGCTTTGATGTACATAGCTACACCGCTAAGGTTATCACAGAAGCCGGTCAGCCTACGTCTAGACAAGATGCTAAGGCACATACCTTCGCCCCTCTCTTCGGGGCTACAGGGTATGGTAGAAGCCCTGCTGAGGCTGAGTACTACACACACTTCATTAAGAAGTACAAAGGTATAGCTACATGGCACAAGAAGCTAGGCGATGAGGCCATACGCTTTCAAAAGATTACTAACGTTGGTGGTAGGCAGTATGCTTTCCCTAACACAGAGAGAAGACCCAATGGTATGCCAACTAACTTCACCATGATAAAGAACTATCCGGTGCAAGGGTTTGCCACTGGCGATTGTGTACCTGTAGTACTACTAGAGTTAGAGGATAGGCTTATGTCTATGCGATCTAAGGTAGTCAACAGTGTACATGATTCAATGGTGATAGACATACATCCATACGAGAAGGATCAGGTGATAGAGATCATTAACACCTTGAATATGGATCTGAATGAGATCATCTATAAGTACTATAAGGTTAAGATGAATGTACCCTTATTATTAGAAGCTAAGATAGGCCCGAATTGGCTTGACACAAAGGACGTTTGACGCTATAACTTAGCATCCCAGAAACCCTCATACATAAAGGAAAAGATATGAGCACAGAGTTACAAACACTAAACATAGAAGGCATGTCATTATCGGAAGCTATGGGCATGTCTCCCTCAACAGGCGGATCACAATCCACACTGGCACGGATTAAGCAGATACACTCAGCAATTACAGTAGAAGATTCGGAAGGTGACGAGAAGATTGTTGTACCTATCGGAGCATATCAAGTAACAATGCCGGATGGTGAGGTTGTTTATAGCAAGACACTTACAATGAGATTATTCTCTCAACGTATGCAATGGCAACGATGGGATGCAGGTGCAAACACTATGCACAAGACATTACTTTCGGGAAACCTGAATGTAGACTTGAAGGACACATCAGGTAGACATAATTGTGGTAGACCATCAGGTTACATCAAAGACTTTAAAGCTTTACCAGAAGAAACGAAGTCAGTAATACGTGATGTGAAGCGTACAAAAGTTATGCTAGGTATGGTAAAGCTAGACAAACCTATAGATGAATTAGGTAATGTAGTGAAGGGTCACGATGAAGAGATTCCATTCGTAATGGACTCAAGGAATACTGAGTCAAACAAAGCTATTGACTCCGCCTTATCTCAGATCATGGCTAAGAAACTTACACCTGTAGAGCACACACTTAATCTAGGTAGTGCTAAGCGTGACATGAATAGTGGTGGCAAGTATGCTGTTATTGTTCCTTCGTTAGGTATAAAAGTTCCTTATCAACCAGAGGATAGTCACACACTAAAGTCTTTCCTTGATTGGATTACTAATACTAACACATGGGTAGAAAGTAAGCATGATGAAATAGTTAATTCATCTATGTCTTCTGAAGATGCAGAGTTAGTAGGATCTATCGTAGAAGTTAA